AACTCCCGGGCCAAATGATGCTCGAAAGACTCCGGAAGCCATAAGGCACCCAGACGATGCCATTGAATTTCCTGACAGCTGTATCCATGCCCAATTGCATCCAGGGCATCAAACAAAAACATCTCAAAGTCTTTGATGTCATCAATCCATTCGGCAACTTCAGCAGCTATTTTCTTTTCCTGTTCTGAAGCATTTCTAGGTGGACGAATACCCCAATCCAGGCCACTGACCGCTTGTCTACGTTTGGTCAGCTCACTATAAATATGACCGTCACGCTCTTCCATATCTGCGCCCAGATCAGCAAGTGCCATCAGGTCACCTTGTTCAGCCTGTAGATGCAACTGATACAACTTTGCAGGCGTTAAACCGACAACGGGGTGTTCTTGCCACTGTGTTCCATACCAGGCAATTTCTGAGGTTTGAGGGGTTTCTAATGCTGCTCGGTCTTGTTTTTTGGTTCTAACTTTCTTAGCCATAATAAAAAAGCACAATTGGTGGATTGTGCTTAGTTTGGATTGGCTTTGTACAGTTTAGTTGTGGAAGTGATTCCTAAATACAGTTATTCACTCTCATCTGCTGCAAGTGCTTGTTCATAAGTCATATTAACTCGCTCTTTACATTGAGCTTTAGATTTTAAAAAGTCTTCATGTTCCATACGGTAAATTTTACGCAAGGTAGCAGTGTCTTCCTGGACCAGTCTCATCATTGACCCGGCCAAAATAGAGAGGTCTATAAAAGCTGTATCACAAGCAGTATATGGAGCTACGGTATCACTTTCTGGAAAATATTTGTGACCATAACTTACTGGAGCTTTTGGGTAAAAACGATGGGGCCGGTTCGCATATTCAGGCCAATCCGTTAAAACGTATTTAGAAATTGTATCGTATTCTTTTAGTTCAAAGGCATCTTCTAAAAATTTCTCATCGTCCTCAATTTTTTTGTATAAATCCTGAGCAAAGTTATAGGCTTCATTTTCTGTAAGTTCTCCTGGTTGATTATTAATATTGAGTGAAGGGTCTGGCTGAGATTGCAACTTCTGATCGGCCTGTAAAGATATTGATAAGATTACAATCGTAGCAATAACGAATCCCATGACTGCTGGCAATAACCAACTAAACTTCCAATTCAATTTATTGCTGAGTAGTTTGAGAAATATTGCGGACAGAATAAATGTAAAAAAGAATATAAAGAGTTCCAAATTTCTCCCCCTCAAATTAAGACACAAGTAATAAAAGATTTAAAAAAAACGTTAGATTTCTGATAGCCTAAAGTACTTCATACAAGGCTACTTGAAATGAATAATATCACTTAAATATTAGAGAAATTTTTCTTATGGCTGAACTTTTCAATGAAACTGAAACACCTGAAATTACAAAAAAATTATCTTCTGGTGAGTTTGAAACGATCTTTGGAATCAATATCTGGAGTCGATATGATGAAGACCGTGAACTTGGAGAAATGCTCTGGTTTTGCAAATACCTAAACAAAGCTGGCTTAACTTCCTATGTTGATGAACTATTCTATGATTCTAAAGCTGATCTATGTTCTATCAAGCTAATGAAATTAGATCAGGAAGATATCGAAACAAGTTATGAAGTTGAAGCCATCCGGATAATTGCCCAGTTGACAATAGAACAATTTGAAATGAATGGTGTTATTGGGCATCGAAACCCTTATTTATCCAATACACTCAAAGTCGTACTTTAGATAAAAGACCTTTCACCAACCAAATCATCCTCCTCCCAGGTGCGGTCATCCCGGCTTGGGAGAGGGGTAAATTCAATCAGGGCGCTTGGGTTCTTGCTGGCATAGTCAGCCAGCAGGTGAGCGATCCCTGAGTCACCATGGCGCTTTTTACCGTCCTTACCTGTAGTTCTAACGTCAGGAATACGTGCCACACCTTTGACCAGGATAAATGCACGATGGTCATCCATAATGTCTTTGTCTTTCGGCATATCGACAATATCACCATCTTCTAACGCGGCTTTAAAATGTGGCGTATGTTCGCGGTACCAGCCCTCAGACAAATGAATCGCTTCAATCTTGTCCCCAAAGCTAAGCTGCATCGCTTCAGCCAAATAACCACCATTACCCGTGGCATCATGTACGCCCTTGCTGAAGTTTGGCAATGCTTTGGCAATCAATTTGAATAGCTGCTCTTGCTGCTTGTAGGGCATATTCGACAGCTCAATCACAAACGGGCAGTACTTGCGGGTATCCTGGCGCTCAATCAATGGCCAGAACACACATAAGTCAGAACGTCGTGCAAAGTCTAAGCCGTAATAACTGCGGTACTTTTTAGGAATTGAATCCAGCAAAGGCTTGATCACCTCATTGAACAGCAGCTCAATTTCAGTGTGTCTTGCTTCCTCAGTCCACGTTTCAAAGTTCTTTGGTGCTGACCAGCGAATCACAGGAATATCTTTTTGACGTTGCTCTAATAGGCCTTGAGATAACCAGCGACCACCGCCTTTACTTGGAATTACATCCAGTTCTTCATCAGCAGCATCCCCATAAAAGCTGTAGACATCATCAACCCAGGCTCGTTCTTCTTCAGGCTTATATTCAATACCTTTACGCAGGCAGACACGCTTATACAGCCCCTGGGCTACTGCTTCACGGAATGTCGTGCGATGTACTGTGCCTTTACGTTTTCCAGCACGGATCTCCTTGATCAGCTCATTGAATGGATTATCTTCACCGTCATGAGTACTAATGACCCGTACGCAACCGCCCCAGATCAGCAGTGCCAAAGCTGCTTTTAACAGTTCATCCAGATTTTCATGGAAAGCTGCCTCATCCAGAATCACCCGGCCTTGACGACCACGTAAGTTGGACGGACGGCTGGTGAGTGCTTCAATCCGTTTTCCCGATTTTGGAAAGCGAATAATATAAGTCTGAATGTGTTTGTCACCATCTTCCCAAATCCCTTCTTCAATCTCGGCTGCAGCAGCGTCAAAGGCTTTGGCCCACATGGCACATGCCTGAATAAATTCAACCGTCATGTCCTTGTTATAGCCCAGGTAATAACAGTTCTGGCCGCCTTCAGACATTGCATCCAGTACTGCATCGGCGGCTTCTGCCCAGGTCAATCCAATACGACGTGACTTTTCGGCTATCTTGAGCTGGCTGGTATCCGCAATCCAGGCTTGTTGATAGGGCAGCAGTACTGCTGGAACACTGCTATCAAAATCAGGCTGTAGAATCGGACTGACAGGTGCATTCATTATTGGGTAATTCCTAAGATTTCACGTTTAATTGCAGCAGCGGCCTCTTTGGATAAACCACCTTTTTTCACGATGCTCTCAACTTCCTTAGCAGCTTTCTCCACCCGATCACGGACATCCAGCATCCACTTTTTCTGGTTCACAGAAGCTTTGGTAATTTCAGCAATGCCTTTACCACATTTAGCAATCAACGCTAGGCGGTCAGCTGGATCTGCATCAGGGTTGTTAGATTCCTGCAATGCAATCAGAGCATTGAATAACTCGGTCTGGATCAGGGACAGGACTGCCTGTGAACGAACATCCCCATCATCTGGTGCAGCATCGGCAATCAACAAAGCAGCTTGAGTACTGGCCTGAACCGCTGCAAGCTTCTGCTCTAGCTTCTGCCCATAGCGATGTACACTGGACTTGCTGACGTTATAGCCACGCTCAGCCAACAGCTCGGCAATTTCCACGTAGCCACAAAAGCCCTGATCCCGAAAACGCGCATCAAGCCAGGCTTTATCTTCAGCGCTCAGCTGATCAATTGCAGACGGCTTTGCCATAATCACCCCCAGTACTTCGTAGGACGTGCAATTCCAGCAGGGCAGTGTTCGGTATATTCAACAACATCAATCCCTTTACTATTGAGCTTTGAATGCCAATGACCATCTGGACGTTTTTCAATATCAACCAGCTCCTTGCTTTGGAGATATTCAAGCTGCTGGTGCAGTTCATTAGCTGTGGTGCCCGGGTACATATCCTGAGCCACAGTCAGCATTAACTGATCCATTGCGCCAAGTGGACGTGCATTATTTAGTGCAGTCATGAGCAACCAGCGCATACTTTCACGACGTGCTTTTGCAATATCTGTCATTTTTGATTTATCCCCTGGCGAATTTGAACGTTTTCAATTTTTGAAGCCAAAGCATCAAGCTTGGCTTCAATCACAGTCTGGCCACGAATGTAGTCTTCACGGGCAACATAAGCATGTGGCAAATCAATCTGAAACTTATAGAACTTACGTTCCAGATCACGGATATCATCCGAGTTTTGAGCAGATTGCTTAGCAACATCTTCAAGTTTGTTTTGCATCACTTGGAAGTTGTTATTTAGGTTTTCTTCAATGCGACCCCACAAAATTTTAATGGTCGCAATGACTGTGCCAATGATCGCGATGAGAATCATGATCCATTGATATGCCTCTAATTGAATTGCCACACGACCTCCTATCCGGCGAAAGCGTGTAATACGTGGTGCCCACTGTTCAGCATGGCAATCAGCTGATCAATAAACCAGGACACCGTATCTTTCCAGCCAGCCCAAATGGCTTTAATTTCAGCTTTGGCCTCCAGATACTCTTTAACCATGTATTCGAGTACGGCCTGTTTCTTTGCCAGGCCTTTGAGTACATCTTCATTTTCCACGGCCTGCATATATTTCGCAGTTGCCTGGAGCATGTCATATACAGCTAAAGACGTGAGTTTGATATTCCCGTAAGTTTTTTTCGTCAGCTCAATGCCTTTTTCAACAGTCTCGTTGATGTGTCCATAATTCTTCAGGACAAAGTCAGCCAGCCCGATGATTGCGGTTTTTGAAAAGATGACCTTTTGCATGTTTTATTCTCTTATTTAACTGTTTGAGGCTATAGATCGGATGGCGTATACAGTCATAAACATCCATGACCAGGTACGCCACCACAACGGCTGGACGCTTCCGTACTAAAATTTTGATCGCCATTGCTGTACACCACGGCTTTGGTTAATAGAGCGGCCCACCATCCCACAAAAGGCCACCCATGCAATGACATAGGTACGAACATTGTCCGGAAGTACAGCAAGCAACTCTGTAGGAATTGGCGTGATTGCAAAGAATGCAATCAGGGCAAAACACCAGTTACTTAACCATTTCCAGCCATCACGCCAGTTGTGGACAACTAGACCGTTATCCACAAAACTTAAAGCTGGCTGATCCTGTTTGAGCGTTTTCAGGTTATTTTCTACATGGGTCAGCTGGCGCTTTAGACCTGAAATTTCTTCATTTTTCAGGGTGTTTCGATGGCTCATCTCGGTCAGCTGGCGGTTTTTATCACTCAACGTTAGAGCCGCCTGGTCGAGCTGACCTTCCAGGGCTGAAATAGCAGAACGTAAACGCTGAATTTCCCCAGACTTATTCGTATTGAATTGGGCTTGTGAATCACGCTGGCCAGCTTCATAGCCTTGCTTGTATTCATTATTCCCCAGCTTTTCTAACTGTTCCTGCACGCCTTTCTGGATTCGGCTTTGAATGAGTGAGTGAGGGACACGGCACTTTTTATGGGTCATGGCGTATCTCCAGCGGCATAACGTAAATTACCCGCAGTGCGACGCACCCAGCCGCGGCCGAAGGTCGGGAACTTACTTAATTTAGACTGGAACATGAGGCGCTCAGCATTAAACAGCACCAGCACGTCATCCAGTGACATCTGATCAATTGCCTTTAATGTAAGTTTGCCCACAATACCGTCATCGGCCACATTAACCGCACGCTGTAACATCCGGATAGCGTTGCCAATACCATGGTTGACCGCAGCATCAAAGAGCTGATAACCAATACCAGAATGGTACTGAGGGCATTTTGCACGCTCCCAGAACGCGGTTTTATAAATCAGTTTGGCACGTTCACGGGTCAGCTCTTTCATAGAACCTGTATAGCCATTTGCCCGCGCAGTTGCTTTGGTGATGCCCCAATTGGTTTCACCGCCTGGATCGTCTGGATGATTGACATAACCACCTTCATGGCCAATCAAACGATCAAAAATCTCATCAAAACTTAAAGACATTTTTGAAACTCTGAGTGAATGTACTGTCAGTTTTGACGAAATTTCAAACTGTTAGGATTGGAATAATTTCCAAAAAGAAACCGCCCGAAGGCGGCTGTGGAGAAAGGGCAACTGGATTAAGCGAACATATCTAACTGGCAATTCATTTTTTTTGAATCAGCTTCTGGCTTACTCAACTGTTTTTTTCGTAGAAAACGAATCCAGCGGGTAGTGACGTTGTATTTTTTGGCAAGTGTTTTCTGAATGTCTGAAGTGGCACCTAGTTCTTCTAAATCTTGCTCGATACGCTTGTCACGTAAAATGCCTAAATAGCGGTCTGGCTTTGGAATGTAGACCGTATCACCATTCCAGTATTGGCATAATTTTTTGAGGTTGTTAAAGCCAAGCAGCTCTGCCAGCTCATGACTTTCAGAAATTGTTTTAAGGGGAGGGAAACTGTAGTCAGAACCACCGTAATTCTTAATCAGAATTAGGGCAGTTCTGTAGTCAGTCAGCTGAATAATCAGCCGGAGGTTTTCAGGTAGCTTGTCCAGGTACTCGTCTTGTTTCATTGTGCGCTCGCTTGGCTTTGTACTCCAATGCTGCCACTATACGCCACAGTTCATTTTCTGTACAAAATTCTAACGCCTCTTTTTGAAACATCTGTTTTGCAATGCCTTTTGCATAGTTCCAATGCAGTTTCTGTTCTGCCAGATGGGCTTCAATTTTACCCATCAGTGCTTCCTTAGACTGCTTCACTTTGGGCTTTTTACCAAACTCACGTTTAGAAAAACCTAGTCCATCCAGGTGCTGAATCACCTTGAGCAAGTCATCATCGTTCATGTCCTTGGCAGATCGCTTGCCCGTGACTTGCTGCAGCATGTCACGGTAAGTATCTTCATCAAGATTAAGCTGTTTTTTCCCCATATGGATTGCAGCAATACGGGAGTTACGGGAGGCTTTTTTCATGCTTCCATCTCCGTTAAAAGCTCAATGGAGTCCGATACTTTAATCAGATGATTAATTGCTTTAGTGGCATTGGCAAAATAGGGTAGACGGTATTCATGTTTAACATCAAGATCTGGATGTTCTTGGTAGGCACGACGTTTACCATAGAGTTTTAAAATCTTAGCCTTAAATGATGGCTTAAATTTATTTATGAAATGAGGTGCAAGATACTTGGCTTCAGGATGCTCTGAATGGTCAGTGCACCAACAGCCTTTTACAGTTCCATCTACATAAATGCCAATAACCAATTTCATTTTATGGCGTTGAATCTTTAACATGATTTCATAGCCGTCACAATTTAGGAGCAGCTGCCATTTGGTTTCCAGTTCTTTAATCGCAAAAGCCTTCTGTTCTTTAGTTAGCATGGCTTTGCTCCCGTACTTTGATAGCGCGCTTTAGAATCCTTAAGTGATGTTCTATTTTTTTGTCAGCATTTTTATCTGGTGAATTCCACTTAGCCTCAGCTGCCCACTTCAATACTTCATGAGCTGTATCAGCAGGAAGTAATACAAAATTTAATTTCATATCGAGTTTTGCCTGTTGCCACATGTGCCAACTCCAAGAAGCTGTTAAATTCTTATAATCTTTAATAGATTGAACCCATGTACCTAGCCATGTATCAACGGCATTATTATCGGCTCTCATAGCCGACTCAAACTTGTTTTTTTCAGTTTTCCTTGCCATCACACCACCTCACCCACTTGCGTTAAAACCACCCCATCCTCAGTCCATTCCACATCATTCAACCCGGTGACTGTGCGGAGGGTCTTGGCAATATCTTCATGACTCAGTACAGCTCTGCTGGTCACTTGAGTCTCAATCTTGTTCTTGATGTCTTTGATCAGATTGAAATAGGTATTACGTTCTTTGATCTGTTCAGATACCGGCATCGGTTCCGAACCCACGCAAACATACTTTTTATTAATCAGATCAATTCGGCAATTTTGACGCAGGCGTAGCAGGGCATTGGTGAGCTGCTTCTGATCAATACCCAGTGTCTGCATGATGTCTTCTTTGCTCACACCGTTTTCATTGCTATTAATTAGTTCATACACTTGGTCTCTTAACTTCCATGCCGTACTCTTTTTTGGCAGGGAAATGGGTTCCGGTTGCTCAGGTTTCGGTTGTTCAGGTTCCGATTGCTCAGGTTCTGGCTGCGATGTGGCCGTTTGGACCGGAGTAATTTCTGGTTGTTTAAGCGAAACAACTGGTTCACGGGTTAATGCAGGCAGTGTGTAATAGCCATCAGCATGAACAATATCATCCATGCGGCTCAGCACTGTTTTGAGGTACTTAACGCTATAACGACATTTGCCAGCCAGCTGCTCAATGGTCATGCCAAAAGGTTCGTCTTGCAGCACTTCACGGACTTTGTTCCAGGCATTGTTCAGTTTTCTTTCTTCTTCCATACGTTTCAGATCGGCAGCTGAGGTCATGAAACTTCTCCTAAACTTTCTACAACTTCGGTAGGTAATTGGTCTAAATCTTCAATTCGGATCATGGTTTTTCCTAAAATTTGGCCAAAAAAATCCCGCCAAAAGGCGGGACCTTTTGTTTTTGTTACATCAACTGGCTTTTGACTTTTGAACTGCTAAAAATAGGTGTTTATTTTTCCGCAGGTTCCGGATCAGAAGCTTGTAGTTTTTTGCAGTAGGTTTCTGTTTAATCAATTCACAGCATCCTTTAGTGCTTTACCTGCCTTAAACGTCGGGCTTTTTGAAGCAGGGATGGTGAGCGTTTCACCAGTCTTCGGATTACGGCCCTGGCGTTCAGCACGGTCAGTAATTTTGAAAGTACCGAAGCCTTTAAGTTCTAACGTTTCACCATTGGCCAAAGTGTCAATGACTGCGGTTTCAAAGGCCTGTAGGGCAGCCATCGCCTGAGTCTTATTGATGCCTGCAGCAGTTGCGATATGTTGGATTAATTCAGCTTTATTCATGGTTTGTTACCTGTATTTTTAAAGTTTAAACATTGGCAAAATCGAGAGAAATTGCCTGATACTGACCATCTTGGTCACGCTCATAAAAGCGTACATAGTTTTTGCTATCAGTCACAATAATGCTGTCACTGATGGCATCCATAGCACGAAGCCATTTTTCATCACGAATATCCAGACGACGTAAACTAAGTACACGACCAGTTGAAATTTTCCCTTCCTTGTCCACCTGGAACGCGTCATTAATCAATACGCGGATATTGTCGTTAGAACCCGCTGCCCATTCCGAAATACATTCATCAATTAAGGCTTTTGCGGCCTGTAAGCTTTCATCAAAACGAATACTTTCCTGGCTTTGACGAACAATCTTGTATTTCCCGTCAAAGCTGTAAAGCGTTACATTGCCTTTATTGCCGCCAATTTGAACATCATATTGTTCAGCCGAAAGCTGGACAAAGGCCATAATGTCTTCAAAGGAAAGTCGCTTAAAGGCAATCATTTGTTGCTGGAGCAGCTTGGCGCCACCAATCAAACGTTCGACCAGATCACTACGCTCAATATCAATAGGCTTCACTTGTTCCACTGGAATCAAACGGCCTTTGGCATCAACACGGTAGCCCGCTGGAATTTCTGTTACTGCATTCATAAATATCCCACTGTTTTAAAGTTATGTTTTAAATCGCTTTCAACCGCAATCTGGCAGTCGATGCAAAGTTTTACACCACCCAGGGCACGTCGCCGCTCTGGGATCTCATTGCCGCATTCCTGGCATTCATATTCACTTTCAGTGTCGTAACACTGTCTATTTTGCAAACTGAGCGCCAGGCGATCAGCTTCTATTTCACTTGCAACATCAGCAAAATCAGCCATTACCTATCCTTATAAAATTCGTTTCTTAATGCAGGCATGGGGACATTTTTGACATGCTCGCCAATGTCTCATTTCTGCCGGATTTTGAGTCGGAGCTTCACGTTCACGAAAGCCAATACACGTTTCAGGACTCAGCACCTGATCAAGGTGAGGGCAGTGGACACTACCCAGCACCCGCATTACGGTTTTTTCCAAGCGGTCTGTATTGCCGACGTATTTGCCACGAAGTGCCAGGGACAGACTCGGACGGGCATAGCCCAGTTCATCTGCAACTTTCTGGATACTGCCCAGCTGCTTGATACGCTGTTCAACCAGACGTTTCCATTCAGGTTTTTCAGTAGAGTGGACCATAGGCCAGTACTCCAAGCAGCAGAACAATGACAGCCATTAAGACCAGAATCACATTGCGGCTGCGACATTTATTCGTGATGTAGTCACGCTCAACATCTTCGGCCAGCTGCTTAAACTTGTTGCGCTCTACAAATAAACGCGCACGGTCTTTCACCACAAAAGAATGAAGTTCTGGATCAATATGTTGTTGCTTATTCATCATTAATTTCCTCTTCGTTGAGTAACAGAGTGCCGTGTTTAAGCTCTTCTTCTAATTCCGGACGCTCTGTAAACATAAGTTTGCTGGTGTTTGGATCAAAAACCTGTTTAGCACGCTGAATCTGGGGTGGATTTGGGCCAGTATTCATATCTGGCCGTAAGCGGTATTTAGCCTTGCCACCAGCATTATTAGCGGGCTGAGTCATTACCAAATAACCTGCATGATGCAAGGTGCGAAGATATTCATTCGCTGTTTCCAGCTTGATTGAAATCTCATCGTTAGAAGCCAGGTTAATAAGTTCGTGGGCATTCACAGACTGTTTGTAATACGCAGCACGTTCCACATCGCCTTATTACCTGTCATTTTGGACAGAATTTTCCCGTCTTTCGTTACCGAAGGTGCTGTATAGCCAAGGTCGTTGGTCAACTTATAGAAGGCCTTTTTGATCGACTTCTCATGGTTATGTACAGCTTCTGTCCGGATCACCTCAACAATCTTGGCTTTGGCAAGGCTGGTCACAAATTCACGAGCACTCTCGTATTTCATTGCTCCCAGCTCTGCCACTTGAGTTACAGTGAACTCATTCGGGTGTTGACGGATTGCATTCCAGACCCGCTGCCGTGGTGATTGATACGGTTGATCTTTTTTCAATTTCTTTACCCCATATGTCAAAGACGCAGTGTTTATACTTAATTGCATTGATAACTACCCAACCCCTTAGAAACTACGTGGTTTAGGGCTTTCACCTGTAACGAATCCATCCTGTAGAAGCTCTTTCAGTACCTGTTTAGAGATATGACGGACTCCAGCTTCTAAGGCTTTTTCATTCAACATTTCCAGGTTTGTGGAAATACGACGTGTCGATCCGCGTACCTGTGCAAGTAACTGCTCCAGTACCAACTCATCAATTTCAAGCTTTGGTGCATAAATTGAGGTTAAGAGCGTGACATCATTAAGGTCTGCAGGAAGTGCAGGCACCCAGTTCAGAACACGGCCATGAAAGCGTTCCCACTTTTCAAGCTTACGCGCCAGCATCTCTTCACCAATGATCAGGAAGGTCCCCTGGCTGGCTTCGTACAGGTCACGTACAATTTCAACTTTGTTGCCCTGGACTAGGTGGTCGAACTCATCAATAATGAGCGGACGGCCAGACTTCGCCAGCTCACTGCTGGCAAGCTCCATCATTTCGGACAACGTTGCCGGATACGGAATCGACATTTCACGTAGTAATGCCTGTAAAAAAGCCTTCTTGGTATACGTGCTTTTCACTTGCACATAAAAAGCATTGGTTTTTGTTGCCACGTAATTTGCTGCCGTAGACTTACCAAAGCCACTCGGGCCATAGAAAGCTGAAATACCAGGCAACAACGGATTACGTTCCATTGTGCGTTTCACTGCTTCATAGCACTGTGCGATATTGCGAATCTGAGCAATACTGGCGTTAGAAAAATTGACATCTGCATTCATTTGCATCACCATAAAATAATGTGTTGTTTAAATAGGCGGTATTGCCGTACCGTCTAACCTTGACGCTGAGCTAAATAGCTTTTTAGTTCAGCGTCATCTTCTTCAAGCTGCTTAAACTTCTTAGACAACGGGTACATTTCCCAGAAGTCCTGATCCTTATCTGTAAGCTGCTCACCTCCTCTTGCTTGTTTATCTAAATCAATCCAGCGTTGAACTGGGGTTAGGATCTCTGTTGTATGTTCAACAGCATCAGCTGCCGGCACAGAAGCCTGTTTGAAATACAGAACTTCTTTTTCTTGGCGAACAGGTAGAGCATTCAGCTCAGCCATGAGCTGCTGGTGCTTGTTGCCGTTAAACGGAATTACGTTCTGACTTTCAATATGTTCAATCACACGTTGTGGGTTCACTTCTTGTAAAACCTCATCTTGCTTAACAGCCAGGCGGCGTAAACGGCCATCCGCACGACGCTGGCGGGCCAACTCAACTTTTGTCATCGGGAAGTAACTGCGTTTATTGGCATTCCAGAATGCATAACAAATCAGGCGGCCATCTTCGTCACGTACCGTAATACGGTCAGCATTGTGGATGTCATAGCCGACCAGTACCGTATCGTTGTGATATTCAGCAAGATCCTGACTGAAGTAGCGGTTACCAAACAGCTCAATCTCGCCACGACGTACCTTGCGTTCTTCATACGGACGGAACAGATCCTCTGCATCCCAGTCTTCCACACGGTCAATTGGAGTCCCCATTTCTAACGCTTCATTCCAGGCCTCTAACGGACTCAAATGACGTTTCTTTAAAGTGACCGGGTCAGTAATACGCTTCAGACTGCTATGCGGTTTGTTGTTGTAGTTATTGACTACTTCAGCCGCATAATTCAGGAAATCAGTCCAGCTCATTAGCCCTTTGGACACGCCAATCTTTTTGATTTCGCTACGAGTCAGCTTGAACATCTTGTTGCTAGCTTCAGCATCCATATCTTTACCAATGTATGAAGGTAAATTTTTGGCAGCCTTCACCCACAGTGTCTTGTGACTACGCTCAATCAAACCTTTGGCTTGAGAGTTATAGGGCAGGGCATGGCTAATTTCTGTATTTAAACGCGCCATGACACCGCGACCTTTTGCACCCATCATCTGGTTCTTATAACCAGAACCGTTGTCCACATAAAAAATGGCAGGAATACCGCATTCACAAGCACTCATGCGTACTGCATCAAGTACTGCCCAACCACTTTCTGCCAGATCTATGGACCAGCCGACCAGGCGACGAGTCGCCACATCAATAATGGATGTAATCTCTGGACGGAAAGGTTTGCCGTGCATAGGGTGGGCAACTTCAGCATCAAAACAGTGACCATCTGCTGTATACACATCAGTCGGCAAAAGCTGCTCGGTATCACGACGGATGAACGGTTGTAAGTTCTTTAACTCACGGTTACCCATACGCCCGCGCTGTGCTTCAACATTGCCCAGTTTTTCCTTAATAAAACGGTATGCCTGGTTATAAGTTGGACAAGGCACGTCTTCCTTTAAATAGTTTGGAAGTAATTCCAGCACAGCTGCCAATGTCGGTTTCTGTGGTTGCGCATAAAGCTTAAGTAAATCCATAGCCCAGACAGGAATCTCTGAACGACGTGCTTTAGGGGCAAGTACGCTAATCACATTAATGCTGTGCTGTTCAGCTTCCTCAACTGCTTTAACCCAGTCGAACACGCTACGACGTGAAACAGTGCGGCCTTCACCAGCTTTGGCATTGGCTTTCTGAACTGCAAGCTGCATTTCTTCAGGCAATAAAACAGCATCAGCATCTGCAATAAATTGTTCGATGGCCGGGGTCTTTTTATTTCCCTGTTTGATTTGCTGCTGAATGTAGCGCACAACAAATAGGCGGTTTTCAGCTATTTCACGTTGCCAGTTTGATAGCTCAGTCGCTTTTTGAACTACTGGTGCATCAGTTTCAACAACAGTCAGTTCTTGAGCGGTTTCATCCTTAGCATTTGAAATGAGAACTAGATTATGAATCTGGTTCATAAAAATACTTGGTGGGGCATACTCTTTACGAACTCCACCTATGCCTCTGGACGAAACTTCTTTATACTCCCAGTTGTTACGTAATAAGTACTTATCTAGTCCTTTGCGAGTTTTAGGTAAGCCACTTAAATTTAGATCAAGTAATTCAGCAACGCTGTAGTGTGTTTTCATACTTCACCTGCCGAATTGATCTTGTTGCAACGTGGGTAAATACGTTTGTTATCTTTAGTCCAACGCTCTGGGAAAAGCTCATGAACCGGAATTCCCAGAAACTTGGAGATAGCAATCTCTCCGCTTTTGCTTGGTTTATCCAAGGCATTACGGACGGTTTGGGCTGGCATGCCGAAAGAAGATGCAATTGAAGTTAAGGTATGACCCTTACGCTCAATTTCAGCTTTAATCGCATGTCTGTCCCAAACTTTTTCAGTGGGCATTTGCATTGTTCCCATGAAAAACCTCCCTGCCATTTGGCATTTTTTTTACCCGTTAGATTGGGCGTTTGCCCTTTCTAACGACAGATTAAGTTCTTAAAAGAGAACTGTCAATAGTTCCTAATTAAAATTGGGTACTATTTTTGAGTTCTTTTTTAAAAGTTAATTAAAACAGTGACTTATAAATTAAGTACACGAAGGGGAAAATTAGGCATGAGTTCTCAATTCGGAACAAATAATTCGGAACTGGATAATCCTTTAAAAGAAAGAATAAAATTACTAATGACAGCCGAGGAACTAGAGAAACCTTATAGCTTTGCTACACGTGTTGGTTTGGCAAAAGGCACATTTACAGGAATTTGGATCCAGGGGAGGCAATCTTTACACCAGGGAACAATAAATAAAATATGTACAGCGACTGGAGCTGATCCTGGCTGGCTTGCGACAGGTGTTGGAGTTCCTTTTCCTATTAATACCTATGATGAAATAATCAATCGTCAAATCGAAGAAGCTTGGGTGGGTATGGTTGATGAGGAGGAGATTGTTACTATTGAACTCGATAGATCTTTATTAGCTCAGGCTTTTGAGACACTTGATAAGGCACTATCGACAACTGGTCGTGTAATGCAGCCTAAAGGCGTAAGCCGTTTTGTGGCTACGGTATATGCCAGCTTAAAAGAAGACGAAGAGATGGATACTGAAGTTTTGCAGGACTGTATTCTGACCGTAGAGGAAGCGCTCAAATCAACACGACGACATATGTCGCCAAAGGCAAAAACTGATTTGATTTTAGCTATTTACGAACTGTATAGTGGCAACGCTTCATATAAAGAAGCAATGACCTCAACAATAAACCAGCTAATAAGGAGCGTGTCTTAGTATGCTAGAACCCAGTAATAACAATAGCTTTGGATTGAATGATTTAAAAGGGAAGGGTATTAAGCTAAGTACCAAAGCTATGGAAATATTTAAAGAAGAAGCAACGAACCAGAATGTGGCCATACAAGTGAGGCTACTAGGAAGTGAACTGTTCACTCTGCAATTTAACCTGGATAACATCAACAGCCCAGACAAGGCCGTTACCCAAACTGTGGGTGCAACTGTTGAAGCATTATTGAACCAGATTCCACTTATACAGGCAGTGCAAAATAAAAACTAAAAAAACCACACATCCAGAGAAATCGTCGAATTAAGTGCAAAATAAAGGGCAAATCAAGTTCAACCTGGTTTGCCCTAAATTATTTCGTCAAATGCTTGTCAGTCCTAGCTTTCATCCCACATCATCCCATTTCTTCCCGAATCTTCCCACGTTCACCTGGTGCAGAATAAATTAATAACTCACATCAAGACTAAAAAGAAGCTTTCTCCCTCTTTTGCAAAAAGACACAGCAGGT